ATTATATAATCTTCTTACAAAAAGTCCTGTTAAAGTTGATATAGTTGCCACTATAATTGTTTTTATAATGACTATATAAAAAGGTCCATCTAATCCTTCCTCTTGTAAATATGATATAGTGCCAGTTACAAATCCTATGCTACCAGCATATACGTTTTCAAAGTTCCTATCAAAAATCATTTTCATAATTATTTTAACTCCAATTTAAAGGTATACCGGCTCCGGCTTTATCACAACATCCGCCTCTATTTGAGCCTTTATATTGCCCTCCATATAGATATATACCACCATAATAAGCATTTGATTTTGGTGTAATTCTATTAACTCCCTGTGTATAAAAGTATTCTGGAAAAGAGCCAACGTTATTTTGAATATATTCTACAATTCGGGCATCATAAAACTCCGCATTATTCTTTATCTGTGCTCTAATATATTCTAATTCCCTTATACCAACCGCTATACTTTCATCTGAATGCTTGGTTACAAGTGCTTTATTTGTTGGTTTATAAAGTAAAGTAGGGTAAGCATTATAAACCGTCCATAAAGAAACGGAAGGTTGTATATAGTTTATTAAAATATATTGATAATTATCCGATAAAGTATTACCAGTAGGGTCTGTTATCAAAGCATTTACAATATATTGATACATATTATATCCAATCATAGATTGTAAATTATTATCTTGTGCTATGATTATAAAAGATTGTAAGGAATTATCATCAACATTCGCTTCAACATATCCAGGATAGTTAACCTTTATATAATTTGAATCCACAATAAATGCTCTTGTCAATTTTGCCATATTAATTATTTATTTTGTATTGTTGTTGTTGTCTCGGTTGTGCCAGTATCTACAACATTCTTTTTAATCTTCATATTATTACCTTCGTGATAATTGCTTAAATTACTTGCCACTTGGTGTGTATAATTTAATGAAACTAATAAATGGTATTTTTGCTCCGCTGATATATCTTGATTAGATATAACAGATAAAACATCCTGTACGCTATCCGAGCCAACTTTCTTATAAGCATCAGTATATCTATTTATCATTATCCTATCATTTATACCATTTATTCTTGCTAATCTATTTAAAACTTTTTCTATAATTTGTTGTTGTGGAATAACATAATCAATTTCAAACTCTTGCATTGACTGTACTCTATCTCCGTTATTATCACCAAGTTTTCCAGCCTGCATAATACCAAATAATTCAGGATTATTAACTCTATGTGAGTGCATTATACCTTTTTCAATTATATTATCTAACGTGATAAATCTTTTATCACTTTCATTTTCTTTTATAGGAGTTATTGTAGGAGCCATTTCATTTTCTTGAAAACTTATAATCACTTCACCTGTATTAATTGCTCCTTGGAATTGTGCTTTAAGCCTTGCTGTTAATGTATCCATTTCCTCATCACTCATATTGTTGCCGATGGGCCAGTTTAAATGGAATGAAGGGTGGAAAGAGTTGTTTATAGATGCTAAATGGTATTGGCTTATTTTCAATTCTAATTCCATCCAAAATATACCAGGTAAATAATCTGGTTGCGCATAGTATTCCGTTCCAGCTCTATGTCCTTTAACATATAAAATCTGTGATGCTTTCTTTCTATCTATTGTGGAAAAGCCAGGATATAAAACTGGTGGGTATTTTCTTGTATTTTCAAAACCATCTGATACATAATAATTCTCCACTTGTGGGTAGCCTTTCTCTGCGTCCGGTATTTGTATTCTTATTTTAGCCGGGTCCATATAATTTATCTCCGAGATTTTTGTTCTATCTTTACTCCATACTATATTAAGAGCAAAGCCACCGAATAATTCTAAATCATATGCTATCTTTGCCAAGATTTCTTCCATATCAAACTCATTCTTGGAGTTGGCAAGAAACATCATAGTGTCTGTCTGTAAATTAGTGGTTACAAATCCTCTACCACCTATAAGCATTGCCTTTTTCTTTAAAATTGCTGCGTGTCTTGCTGATTTTGCTATCAAAGATGTTAAATAATATGGGAATTGATTATCTTGTCCATATTCTATCCAATCTTTTAACTTATTTTCCTTTTCTATAAATTGAGGTATATCTACTTTTGCGAAGTCCTCATTCTTTATTTTAAGTATATTCCTATTCATATTATATTTTTAATTTATTGTTGGATTGAAAACTGGTATTGCTTGTATTGCGTTGCTCGCTATCGTTGAATGAGCCACTGAATATGATAAACCACATACTAAAATCCCTGTCTCTACTATTCCAACAGCATTTGATATATTTAAATCATATTCATTATTCATTTCATATACCGTATATTCATATTCACCTTCGGTAAGTGGTATTATACCAGATGTTAAACCAACCGACGCCGTTGCTATAGTGATTGCATATTTATTCCAATAATAAGGCGAAGTTGATATATCATCACCAGTAAAAATAATTGTATTATTGGTGCCTTTACCAAATAAACTCCAAGTAAAATAAGGATTTACCTTATTTTGTGCCATTTCATATAAAGTAGCCGTTACAATTGACGTTCCTGTTGATGATACTATTAACATTTATACTATATATTAATTTTTTTAATTCATATTTATACTAATGTAAAAACCCGCCTCCCATCATAAAGGGAAAGACGGGTTTTTAACCACAATTGATTATATATAATTAGAATAATCTTTAAGAAACACCTAAAGTTGCCAAAGCCGCTGAAGAAACTTGTCTTATAGGTTCTTGATCTTTTGCTTCAAAGGTTATAACCGCTCCGTTTAAGTCGCCGTATGCCTTTCCTAAACTTGGAGTTGACGAAACAACGTTCGCTCCGTTTAGTCTTCCTATTAACCACCAATTGTTGGTCTGATCTAAAACCAAAATTTTCCATCTACCTTTACCTAAAACACTTATTTCTTCTACAAGAGCCTGGTTTAATCCAAATACCGTAATCTCTAAAGTCTGTGTATAGAAAGCGGTGCCGTTATCTGTTGAAAAATTACCAGCTTCTACCAAAGATGCTGTCTCTATTTGAGCATCAAACTTATAGAATGAGCCAGTTGAACCGGTAAATCCTACGATAGTGTTAAAAGATGAGGTTGAGCCTGGTGCTGAATTGTCTAATATATATTGTAATCCCGAGTTGTAAGAGCCAATCCAAAGGTATTGAATACCAGCTATACTTCTACAAGGGTTTGAGTATCCATATGTTATTGCGCAAGCCATATTTTTTTAATTTAATTTTTTATTTATCTTTAAGTTGGCATTGGTAATATGATTTGCAAAAAATATGTCCAATGCCAACTCTTATAATTTTTTATCCTTTGTAGTATACTACATATTGAGGGAAAGCAATTGCTGTTCCTAATCTAAACAAAGATCTAAATCTAATAGAGTTTAAATCTTTGGAATCCCATATATCAAAAGTATCAAAATCAGATTCCAAGTCGCAACCATACCACAAGTTAGATGGTTCGGTTAAGATTATATCATTTCTACCAACCAATCCGGAAGTAGCCATAACAGTAATCTCACCAGCGTAGGGCCATTTAAACTTATAGCTGTCTTCACCTACTGCTGTAAAGAAGAAGTTGTTTTTGTCTATGATAGCATTCTTCAAAGTATTATAGTTGTTAACACTCATAAAGGCTACCAAGTCCTTATCAGCGATGTCCTGTGGAATTACAGAAACCATATACTTTAATATATCAACAGCATATCCTGGTACGAGTGCTCCTGAATAAGTTCCGTTACCAGATACAACTGATGCTGTACCTTGTCCATAGTTTAATTGATACAATAAACCATTTGTTTGAACCATATTAGTATCAGTTGAAAAAGTTCCGGATCCAGTGTTATTTGACTGCCAAATCATTTTTTCTACCATATTCATAATTTGCTTTTGCTTATCTGCGATATAAGCTGCTGCGAAAATAGGTGGAGTTAAGTCCTCTACTTTAACGCCTTTTCTCATAGTTACACCAGTATAGTATTTAGCCAAAGTACCTGAACCTAAATAACAGATGTCTTCTTGTACCATACAATCGTTAACCGTGATGTTTTGTTGGCTCAAAGTAATTGAACCTGTACCTGCTTGAAGTCCGCAAGCTGCTGCTGTTAAAACAAGTTGAGGTGTTAAAACGTTGATAGTTTGAGTGCCTTTAACGCCAGTAGCCACCGATATAACTGCCGCTGTTCTTGCTTCAAATATAGGTTGGGTTAAGATTTCCTTGGCTGTTAGCTCGTCTCTATAAGCGACTAATCCACTTAATAAAGTCGCATTATTTATAAATTGTCCTGCCATATTATTTTATTTTTTATTTTTTATTTTTTATTTATTAAATCTTGATAGATTTTCAAATGCTCTCTAAACTCTTGTAAGCCAGCATTTTTAGGGTCATATGTATTTGAAGCTCTCTTTCTTGTTTTGATTGGCTTATCACCATTCTCATTTGATAAAAAGTTTATCTTATTCATCATCTGCTCATTCACTTCTCCTTGTGATTGTCCTAATTTATTTAATATATTTAATATATTTTCAATTTGTTTTTCTAAATCCGAAAGTCTTGCTGCTATGTCGTTATGTGCTTTGTCTCCGGCTTCTGCTTGTTGATCATCTGGCATTCCAGTATCACTCATTTCTTGCTCGCCATCACCATCACCATCACCATCACCATCATCTTCAGGCATCTCATCATCTCCAGATGATATGTTTTCAATTTTATTTCCTTTTAGAGTAATTGTCCTACCATCGGTTAAAACATATTCTCCATCATCTAAAGGTGTTTGGTTGCCTTGATCGTCAATTGCGTAAACTTCCGACCCTATTTCTAAATCAGCCGAAGGTGAAGTTATCTTTGTGCCATCTGTTAAGTCAAAATTGCCAAAGCCTTCTTCTTTCAATTCATTTGAAAACTTCATTAAAGATTTTAGATTTTCTTTAATCTTTTTTAATGTGTCTGCTTTATTCATATATTAATTTTATTTTCATTTTATAAGTATAAAACCTAAACTTTTGCTTAATTAAGATTTTATACTTTGGTATTATTTTGTATAATATGTTACAACACCAGCATAATTTACTAATTGAGCCGCATAATGTATATTATTTAACTCTAAACTATAAAAATTAGGAAAACTTGGTGCCAATTGTGTTTTTAAGTTAGCATCTTTGTATATAAATGTGCCTTCTCCTAACGTAGGATTATTTAAATATACTTTAATTGGTAGGCTATCAATGCTTAAAGCCAAATCTTTTGTATTATAGGTTACATAAGTATTCCCACCATATATAGTTGCTTGATAAGATTTAACCCTTGTTGTTTTGCTGGTTGTGCTTGTGGTTGTAGTTGATACAACAATCTTCTTTTTTCCAAAAATAGAAGATATAAAGTTTAATAATTGATTTATCATATCTTTTTTGTTTCTTTTATTGTTTTATTTTTATTATAAACTAAAAAAGTCTCACAATTACAATTCGCTTCAATCATTTCATTCTCTAAAAGTTTATCATCAAAATGTAATTGTATTCCCATTTTATTTATTGTTTTATATTTTAATTCTCTATTAGTAAATATAACTTTGTTTTTTGGTATTCCAAGTTTTTCAGCTACTTGTAAAGGCTCTAAATTATGTTTTGGCTCTCTGGTTGTTACTATATATACATCATTTCCGTTTTCTATATATTTTTTTGCCAATTCCTGTACCCATTCATATTCTATTGTTTTGTCAAAGTCAAATGAAACTTTTTTTTTTCAAATGTGTCATTCAAAATCTCATTTAATTCATTCTCGCTTAATCCATCTATGAATGAAAACAAATGCTCTAAACTTGAGTATTTACTTGGTGTCTGTCCCATCAATCCTTCAACCGAAAAAGAGTATCTACCGCCTTCTTTAACATAAGTATTCCATTGCTCTTCATCATCTATCTTTATTTCAATAAACCAAGAGCCTTTTGGTAAATCAAATCCATATAATTTTGATTTATCATAATAAGAATCCTCCACAATCCAATTTGATAAGATATAAGCATCTAACATCTGGTTTGAATGATCTATATTAATTGATTTATTATTGTTAAACTTGTTAAACTTTGATACCATTTGTCTTATTGTCTCTTCGGAAAAGAAAACAAAGTATAAATCACCATCATCATCTTTTCTGGCTATCTTTTTTCCGGGCA